AAAATGGACCCTACATTTATTGCAACAGTATTCACCGCATCTGCTGCAACCTTCGGTATCAATACTATGAAAAAAAGTGGAGAGGAAGATGACGAAAAAAAAGAAGAACCCCGTAAAGAGTTTGTGATAGAAACTCCCCCAACAGATTATACTGAAGAAGTATCTCTTGAAGAAAGAGTTGAGGTTCTGGAAGGTCAAGTTCAACCTCGCACAAGAGCATAATATCTAATAGTAAGGTAAGATGCCGATACCAAAATTGGAAGGAATCCAAGGAATTCCAACACAGAACTCATCATTGATTCCTTCATTGCGAAATGAAAGCATACCTTCATCACAAGCACCTGAAATATTGCCCCAAAGGAAATCGCAGGTTGTTCAGAATGCAATACAAGAAGTACCACAATCATCAATACTACCTTCCCAGTTGGTAGATAAGAGACTTCCAATACCACTTACAAATAGTTTAGAACGTCCAGTATTTGATGCTCCAAATCCAACTCTAAAATATCCTGTGTTTGATATTCCAACTCAACCACAGGTTGATTCTGCTATCAAATCAGATCAAAAAAAGAAAGAAGAAGAGGAAAAAGAAAAAGAAAAAGAAAGAAAACTTTCTGATTCTCCTCCACCTGTAATACTTCCACAACTTCGGCAGTTATTACCACAAAAAAACCAAGACCAAGATACTCAACAAGATACTCGTAAAAATACAGAACTTTCTGTAAACACTAATCTTGGAGTTCCTGTAATTGAAGTACCAATCATCGGGCAAGTTCCAATACCACCGAGAGAACAGGTTATTCTTGCTGGCACCACTGCTACTGCTTCTGTTGCTGCGGCTCTGCTTGGCAAATCTTTGGTGGAATGGATGGTAGCAAAGATGAAACCTATCGTTCAACAGATACTTATAAGGGGTAAGAAACTCTTGAACAGAGACCTTACTCATTATGAATTACAACTCTACTTTACTGCCGAGTTAGATAAGAAAAATCTAAAGTTATTTAAAAAGGAACAGAAGAAAGCAAAACAAGATCAATATAAAAAAGCAAACAATACTTAATTATTTTTTTCTTTTTGCTTCTAATAGAGCAAAATCTTTTATTTTAGCGTCACCTTTATACGACCAAGCATATCCAGCATTGATCATTTGCTCATTGAGCGATAATGATTCATTATTAATATACAAATTACCAAGAATTCTACCATATTTTTCGGTACTATCAGGTAATTGTGTTTTGATTAGAATATCTTTAGCACCTTCTAACTTATGCTTGAGCCATTCTTTGACTTCTAATCCAAGTGTTTTTTCTTTAAGGTCTGTGGTACGACTCTCTGGAGTATCAATACCATTAAGGCGTACTCGCTTAGTAAGAGAGATATCAAAACCCAAATCAATGTTCGCATCTATTGTGTCACCATCAACTATTTTTAATACTTCCTTTACTCTGTAAATATAAGGATCTTTATCCATTAGAAGGGCATCTTAAATTCCTTAATATTTAGTTTAGGAATGGGTAGTTTTTCCAATGCTTTTGACACTTGTTTCTCTACCACAGCACCCACAAACTCTTCTGGATTGTTGAGAATTGCTTCTGCTTTCTTGTAGGTTACATAAGCACCAACACACAAAGCACCACTCAAAACTAAACTTAATGTAGAAAAAACTAATGCAATGTTTCTCATTTTAGTAACTTCTCAATTGCGTTGTAATAATAGACAGCATTATGATCTTCCACACCATCAAATCTTTTATCATTAATATCTTCTAAATGAATTTCATCATGAGTATGTATGTATCCATTAATCCAAGGTGGTGTAGTTGGAACAACATCATTCCCATGAACGAAACGAAGATGCTCTGTATTCTTTAATCTATCCTTGAGTTTTCTACCACCTGGACGAGGAGATCCAATGGTAATGATTGCTAGATCTGGTGCAGATGGAAGCATAAGGTCCGCAATAACAGTAGCAGTAGCACCACCAAGAGAGTGCCCTGAAAGAATAAGTTTTCTACCTTTCTCTAGTGACTCATAGTTCAGAACCAATTCCGTAATAGTTCTGGTTGCATTAACTTTAAATCCTCTGTGAGTATCCTCACTACGGAATAAAAATCTTAGATTAGTTGCCCAGTCTGATGTCTCATTGGTTCCTTCAATAGAAAGAATACAATAACCAGGAATACTTTTGTCTACAATAAAATCGTTCTTGTCAGCATAAACTGCAACACAGTTCTTAACTGCCCTCAGGATCACTTCTTTCGGTAACGTTATGTTCATCATAAATTTATAAGTTTGTAGAATTATTTATTTTTTGGAAAAACTGTACCATTTCCAGTCATCAAGTATCCATTAGGAGATGGCCCAATTATATCGGCACATATTTTTCCATAAAGACTTTCTGGGTGAAAGAACCCACCAGATTTAATAAACTCTAGGCACTTGAGTGCTCTTACAAGTTCAAAATCAAGACGTGCTTTTGAGGTTTCTGCACTTTGTCTTGCAATTTCTATACGAACCCTGTCTTTACATAACTCTTGTAGAGATCCATCAAGAGGAAAGTTAAATCCCATTGATAATCCACCATTGACACTATGAGTTTGAAATGCTGCTGGATCTCTACTTCCATTCATATTCCCCAAAATAAAAGGTGATAATGAGAACGTAGGACCCTGACAAGAAACTCCACCACCATAAGTATTAGTTGAGTATGGACCTTGTAGAACCTGTACTGCCTGATTCACCACACTCCCACTTGCAGAAGCACTTGGTCCTGCTATGTTTGTATTAGAGGGTGCTTGCTGTGCTTTAACTGATGCAGTTAATAAAGAAATTATTACTGCGTAAATACAGATATTGAGGTTGTTGAAGATTTTTGATCCGTAGTTCTGTCTATCCATGTTTCCTTCGCAATTCCAGGTCCTAGATATGTCTCACTAAATTGGAACGGAGCACCTTGATTCATAATAGTATAGCTTGCTCCTTGTTTAGGAGTTCCAGGAATGTTAATATTGGTTCCAGTTACAGTATAAGATGTGCCAGTTGTATATTCAACTTGGCGAATAACTTCTACGATTTTTGTTTGAGTGTCTGTAGTTGAATTAATTGTTCCTCTTGTGAAATTAGGAACCACACTTTCAGCATAAGCAGGAGTACAAATGACTCCCACTGCTAAAAGCAGAATGGGAGTTAAGTGTCTCATTTGAATACGCTTAATTCAATAGTACGTTGTGCTGTTGCCGAAGTTCCAGCACCACCAGCAGTAATATTAGAAATACCAGTAGGCGATAATGTACCAGCAAGAGTACCTTTGTCTCCTGCTGCCTGTGTGGTATTTTTACCATACAAGGTAGGTGTTCCAATAACACCAGCAGCAACAGATTGTGTTGATGTGGTACTATCACCAACCGTTAGTGCTTCAGAAAAAGTAAATGCTTGCCCGTTGGTATTGATAGCATAAGAACCAGAAGACATTGTTGCAGCTGCACTTGATGTGCCGCCAGTCAATCCCCCCAGGGTTGTAACATTTACATTAGTTCCTGATGCCGAGTAGGAACTTCCAATTTTTTCTGTTTGTATCGCAGCACCCTGTACGTTTAGTTGTATAGAATCAGTAATCTTTGATGTAATTTCACCTGCAAAACCAGGAATAGTAAGGAATAATGAAAGAACTAAAAGAAGTTTCTTCATTTTTCGTATATGTATGGATACAAGTATTTATCTATAATCTTTCTTCCTCAATAATCCAATCCTTAAGATCTGAAACATATTCTCTTAATATCTGTGCCTTCTCTTCGTGCCACTTATCACCAGTATCAAGGTATAATTTGGTATGATTATCAACTGCCTTTAGAATTCTGTGTATAGGTCCATTCCAGGGTTCTCTGGTAGGATTATTCCATTCCCTGGACATTGATGGGAAGCAATTTTAATTATTTAGAATAAATAACTTCATAGGAAAAAATTTTAATATTTAAATGAATACTTATTCTAAAGTGCTAAAATATATCAGTATCAAAGATGTTAAACAGAAGCATCAAGAGAAGATTGTTGGGAAAATAAAAGAAGAGGTGAGAAAAAAAGAAGAAAAAAAACACATTCAATCTCTAATGGAAGGTAAAAAATATGATTGGAGAAAAAAACTAAATGAAGGAATGACTTCTTCTGGTATGTTTTTTACAACACTTCCTGCAACTGGTGATGTTGATTTGAATTCAATTAGTGCTACATCATCAGGGTCATTTACTATTATGGGTGGTACAAGCGTTCAATCTGGTGGGTTTTCTGATGGTAACACATATTTGTTGTTTAATGGAATCCCCACCAACAATTACAGATATGCAGATTCAAAAGTGGTTGACACCACAACTTATGATAAAGTTATAGTGTCTGCAATTTCTGGTTCTTATCTGAATAATGGTGGTACACAAGCAACCCATGATTTACAGGTTTTTTGGTTTGATAATGATGATCCATATAGTTATGGAACTCTGGGATATGTTGCCAATGGTGGAACTTACACAAATGAGTATGAATTTAATCTCCCACCAGCAGCAAGAGGAAAAAATATTGGAATTTCTTTTCTTGAACAGGCCACCGAACAATGGAAATATTATTCTGGTAGAAGTATTCCTTCAGTACACCCATCTTCTATTCTTGATATCCCTGCTCAAACTATAAACAATTATCTTACAACTTATCCCTCATTGACCGAGGACCAAAAATGGGATTTTGGTCTGAGTGTTTGGGGTAATTTGCAACAATATTATTATTATCTGAATACTGGTATTTTTAGTTCAACTGCTTGGATGGCAAATAGTGCCGGATATCCTGCACCTGTTTCTGGATCCACATCAAGTACAAGTAAAGCTGATAGTATAGCTGTTGCTCAAGCAATTATTAATCAATTTGGGAATGGAGCATCTACTAGATGGCCACTTACTTATGGAATAAGCGATATTCGTTTTCAAAGAAGAGCACCATTAAATGTTTTTGTTTCATTGGATAGTCCAGAAGCAGCATCATTCATTAGAACAGACCCTATAATGTCAAATCTTTCCCCACAAGAAAGATTAAAAAAACTACAAGAAATGTTGAAAGCATCTGATAAATATGTTGAAACAAAACTTGGTAAGAATTTTCCTGGATCTGGTGCTGTTCCTCCTGGTGAATATGATCCATTTAAACAGGC